GAACCACGTTGACCCCTGCGTCTTCACGTTTATAGAAGTTCCCTCGATATCAACCTTTTGGATGGCATCCTGATGTATCTCACCGTTTAAATCACAAGCCCACATGTCATCCGTTGGTCTAAAAATTACCGCACCGGCCTCTTCGGTGGTAGCCTTGTGAATATAGGGGTGGTATCCTACCTCTGAATACTTTTTGCCACCCCTTGCTTTTCCGGTGCCCCTTCTGTTTGCATCATAAGAATGCTTACCTGCAGAAGGGAACCCCTTGAGGCCCTCGTCTGTATTATGCTCCACGTCCTCATTATCTATTCCTATAACCATCTTAATGCCGCCCTTTAACATTCCATAGAGCGACTTACCTTCAGCCTTCGTCTTTCCAAAAACCGACTGCATCGCGCCATCACACTCAAGGCTTATAGACCTATAGTCGTCTATGTCCGCACCGATCCATCCAACTATCTGCCCAGAAGTGTCAAGCCTAAGAGATGTTCTATTTCCCTTAAGATTTGTATAATCTAAATCATCTCTAAGCGTGATAAGCGCGTCTGCTTCGGTATTGATATTGATGCTACCAGCTTCAGTATCTCTGCAATCCCTCTTAATCACTACCCTACTATCTGAATTTCTTGTATCTGATTCCGGAGAGCCTAGTCCAGAAGACCTATGCCTATTATTAACTACGTGGGCTATCTCTTCCATTAGCCAGTGTACAGTCCTGGCATTCACTCTGTCATCAGAGACTTTAGCCTCTAGCGTATGCCCAGTCTTATGGTGTTCCTTTGGTGTACCACCCTGCTTAGAGCGGGTCGCTATGGCGTTGGTTGACTCAGGTGTATTCTTACCCTTTGAGTCTGGGAACTCTTCTGGGGACGCGCCAGTATATGTGCCATCTATAAGCCTTGGGTTAGAAGCTATCTTATCGTGGCGCTCTTCAGAAAACTCATCCCATGTCTTAGAAGGCCTAGAGGACTCATAATATCTATAACCCATATTGGTTTTATTTGCTGGGTCATATTCTGTATGCGGATCATAGTCCCTGAAATATTGTATAAGTTTACGATCAAACTTAATTCCGTAATTGGCCTTGCCGACATGCAAACGCATACCAGCCTTAGTGTTTACGTCTAAGCTGTGCTCACGCTCTATGGACCTCCCGAGTGTACCAGTCACTACACCGTCAGTCTCAAAAACTATAGAGCGCCTATCGTTAAACACCTTTTCATCGTTGGCCTTACCCTTACGCGGCTCTATCTGTGCAATTCCCCAAGGGTCATCTGCCTTGCACTCGCAAGACTGCTCATCGTACATTCTACCAAAACGCAGAATGGCGCCGCCGCGCAAATCCGCTACAATAGATTTCCAGTCTGCATGGTCCCTGCCTATTGATACGTCAAGACGTCCGTCTAATCCAATCTTGCCAGATTGGCCTATAGGACAATAGGCTGGATTGTGGCTCTTTTTCTCGGCGTTGTCCAGTATATTTGTTTCACCCTGGCTCGTTGCCTTTCCTTCCTCGCACTTGTTACCTATGGGTGATACCATAGCAAAATTCTTGAGGGGGAATCCTCCCTCGTCAAACATGCTCTCTTCTATTACTCTAAAATTGGCGCCTATCGTTGGCAGGGATGTGTGCTGAACTGGATGGTACAGCTCCCCTCCATAACGCATAACTCTATCAAATAAATTCTTATTTTTCTCTTTTGTCCTATACCAATTCTCGTTTTCACCCTTCTCTACAGTCACCTCTGCCGTAGAATCCAAATCCCACTTGATCCACTCTATTACCGGGTGCTCCAGGGACGATGTAGGGATGTGCAGTTTGAACGCACCGTTTTTGTCAACAGAGAATTGGAATCTCGGAGGGACAAACGCTCCAGAGTTCTTAGTCAGATCTACCAGATCTGATTCATTGATGTTTCCCCATATGTCAGAATCAAGAGCTGTATCATACGCCCAGTTCTTAGAAATTTGCCCAGGCATTAGCCCTTCAAATTCTTTTTGTCCTTCTTCCCCCAATGTCCAGTGCATCTCCCTCTTGTAGTCTGTACCAAGAGTATTGATCTGGAAATTGAATACGTTTGCGTTGTTTATTCTAGTAGGGAATTCTAATGTGAGATCTGTGTCTTCACGCCCAGAGATACTAACTCCGTCCATAATGACGGTCTCTTTTTTAGATTTGGGACATGAGTTAATATTGGTATCTAGAGGCATATAGTTGATATCAAGTAATACACCGTTGATATCAACCAATGGGCCGTATATAATCTCAGCCAAATCGTTATCGGCAAGCTCTAGGATGTTATTCCTATGCTTCATTAAATTAAAATAGTTCTCGTTCTTAGTCGCCTTAAGCTTCTGCTCTTCGTCGTCCAGATATTCAGGAGACAGCTCTCTATATACGACTCTGTGCTCTGCAAATGCCTCGTTTTTATAGCATCTCGTTGGCTCCTGATTATGTACTTCTGCTGAATGGCCTATAAAATCGACGTGCCACGCCAAAGCTATTTTGCGCTGGTCAGAACCATCCTCAAATAAACATTTTCCGACCGGCTCATATATCTGCTCGCTATCATCCCCATAATAGAAATTAGCCGACAGATCCTCGTCCTTAGCTCTTATCCTGTTGATGTCTCTTTTTGTGGTACCAGATCGTATATCATACGCAGCGGAGTGCTGATACACTTGCTCGCTTATAGCTGTTAGACTTCGCCACTTTCCGCTTATCTTAAGCTGGTCATCGTTAGACGCTTTCACTGTTACAGAGTCATCATTACCAACGACTACGGCGCTATCACCCCTTCCCTGAATAACAACTTCACCGGCCTGAGGCTTCTGATATTTATTGTCGGTCATAATGGAGGCATCTGCATATCTGTTATATAGATTTGGATCGTTAAACGCGGGCATCGGTATAGCCGTAAGAATAATTGGCTGTGACATACGAGTATGCCCGACTGCCACCAGAGTCCCCTCTTCTAGACCGCTAAATGTCCCCCAGCCTCTGCCAGCACAAAATGTTGGAAGTACAGCCTGAGGTCTGGCACCTCCTGGCGGGGCATCCATATATTCTATTGTAGCCGTCATAGACTCTGGGTCTACTTTCTTGATCCACGCATACCTAATTAACGACGACCGTTCTCTATCTTTAACGCTCATAGTCCACCTATCTATTAAGATACTTCTTAGCGCTTCTACTAATCATATCTTCCACATATTGCTTTTGGGTATGACTCAGTGCCTCTATCTTTGCCTTTTTAGCCAAAGCTTTATTTTTGCTCTGCACAGTTCCCTTCGTGTCAACTATCATGCTTATGGTTGGAAGTTCTGCCGTTTCATCCACATATGATCTGACGATGAACTTAAAATTCTTTATATCATCAGCCCCCAATTCTGTAGTAATATCGTCTATAATTCTTCCAAAGTATTCCTCGGCAAGATTTTGCAAAGTAAATCTATCATTTACTCTTCCAGAAGACTTCAACGCATATACATCACTTAAAGCGTATGTAAGTATACACACCACTGGTATCTTGTAATCCCTACTGCCGACCAGCACTATTGACTGCCTCATTTGCATTATCATATCAGACAAGTATTCATACATTAGTCATCCGCCTTTACTACTCTTCTTAGCTTCTCATAGTCCAAACCACGGGCATTTTGGTCTTTACTGTCATTAAAGAACTTGGATGCCCTTAGCCTATCCGGTATTACAGGATCAAAAGTTGCTGAGATTTTTGCAGGAGGAACTAGATTAGATATGTCAGACGACCCACCATTGAGTTGAGCATATCCCCTGGTGGTCATGATACCCATAGCTTGATTGTTGGCATCTCCCCTTTCCCCCTCACCTGCGTACTCAAGTTCTCCATACCCACCGGCAGCGAGATCAGACTGTAGTGACCTTCTATACGCAAGCATCTTCTCATATTCTAGCAAATCATCCTTGTCCAGCAGCTTAACGTTTGACGCATGCACTGTGGACTGTAAATAATATGGATCAGCTATCCAATATCCAGGGTAGTGTCCGTAACTTAAAGTAAGAGTAGTCCTGAACTCGCCGCCATAAGCAAACGAGTGGGATACTTTGTCTATATAATATAGCATATTTCTGCTTTCTACGTATACGACTTCGCCTGGCTGATAAAACGGATTACCGACCACAGTAATCGTTCCGCTTAGTATCTTAGCCTTGGCGTGCGCGATATATGAAAGAGCATATACCGGTATCTGCTCCATAGCATCTCTGAGCCATGCCTTAGTCACTTGCTCTTTTCTATACCCGTAGTGGAACCACAAATCATAGTCTACAGCCGCACCAGTTAATCCTGTCCCAAGAGCTGCCCTTGGATCAGCACCGTTCTTTTCATAATCCCACTGGCCAGTTACATCGACCCTGCAAAGTACATTTTCATTCTCTGCAAAACTCCAACTAATAATATCCTCATCCGTGATATAGACATGATATCTGGTTCTTGGCTGTCTTGACGTGACTGACGCATCATTTATCTCAGGCGAATTGCGCAAAAGCTCAGTTGCATACTTCAACTCGTCTTCGTATTCTTCTATCGGATAATCTAGCTCTAGAAGCTGAGCCCTTAAGTATGGAGACTTATACACCAAGACCCACGGAAGAGCTATACCAGGCAAATATTTTACTAATTCCTCTTCTCTTTTCTCCCAGTTCTCATCAAGTAGCCAATCGCTCAAACTTTTACCTTGCAACACCTTATCCTCAAACTCCGCCAAGTAAGGTACAAGCTTTCGTTTATAAACTGACGCTGGGATACAATTAAACTGTCTCTTTCGATATATGATATTGCCCTGCGTGTCTCCAAATAATTCCCAATCTAGCTGGTCAGCCACATCTTTGAGAATTTGCCTCTGACTAAGCCTTTCACTCTGCCACATCGCATCTCTAGCGTCGCGCATGTTTTGTGCGAACGCCCTGGCCGCCACGCTGCCTAGATATGTCATATCAATGACAGCATATGTTTGATCTATATTCCTAACAATATCTTCGCGTCTATTTAGTAAAATAAAGTTCTGTGCATCTCTATACGTTAGACACTTTGCTGCATTGGCTAGCATTTCCTCTTGGGTTGAAGCGGAATCTCCCCTAGGATATCCCTCAATAACATCTGATATGTAGAAGTTGCTTAAATCTGCGCCCTTAACATCTTTGCTCTTTGCGAGAGCTAGATCTAGCTCAGCCCTATACGCCTCATACCTGGCGCGTCTATCTTCTTCAGTCCCAGTCTGATCGGTGGAAAGTTTTTCAACTGCGTGTGCAAGCATAGTTCCATAGGCGTTCAATTTCTGCAAAGTATCTATGGATGTTGTCGTTTCGCCAGATATTCCAAGAAGATCCTGGACGTACTTGCGCTGCTGCGCGTCTTCAACTTGAGGCGCCTGGAACGGGTCAGTCAACGGCTGTGCGCTTATACTTTTCTGAGCAGCGGACTGATCAAAATAATGCTCTAGATTCTCATCACTGAATTGCATAAGCTCGTATGACAAAATATCAGCTGGAACCCATGCAAATGGTATAAAATTGCCCAATACCTTATTCTGTATTTCTGCGGCATATCTGAACTGCTGTAAGAATGTCCCGCCCTCAAGAGGCGTCGAGACAAGATTAGAAATTGAAGATCTATAATACGCATGGTCATCATCTGGAATGGAAATGGAAAGCTGCATATTTGGATCAAACGGCACGCCGCACAATATAGTTGACACCAAGTTCGCTGCGTCGTAGCCGGCATAAAACCTTTCTCTCATATCTACGCCCATTGATAGAGCCTGCAAGTGACCGTATGTGATATCGGTAGATCCGGTGGCACTCGGCAAATTCGACACTGGAAAAAGCCCAGACATAGCCCTAACACCCCAAAGCCAATGCCAGCTTCTTTTACCTGTAGGATCAGTGACAAGAGTTATTGGAGTGTCTAGAAGACCGAACGAATCGATCATTGAACCAGCTGGAGTTAATCTAGTCATATCCAGGAATTTAAAATTGTTACCGGCATTCACTGTAACAGTATATACTCCGTCATTCCACGCCTCTGTAACAGCCGATACTACTCCACTAAAAACCTGCATACCATTAGTCAGGGCAAAACCAGTCAGATTAGCAGTGTCTCCCTTAGGCCACTTAGTTATATTGCCCTCGTCGTCGAATTCAAAACCAAACATTCTAAGTCTGTTTTTAATATCTTCAGACTCCATCGATATTGCGTTTAGTCTGAGATGTTGCAGCTGCTGCTGAGATAGAGGACTCTTCCCAGTCTCTAACGCAGATACTGCCTCTGCCGTCTGCTCGCCTGACCCAGTCTTATCAAGCTCATCAAGTTGGGCCTGGACATCTTTAATTTGCTGGTCTAGATCATTTGCTCTTTGTGCCGCCTCTCGAGCCAAACGAGTAAGTTCAGACTGGTTGGTTGGCGGGGGCATAGCTGTGCTTTGAGCCACGTATTCTTGTACTTTTGCAACTTCAACGGCCTTAGCTTTTTGTAAATCGTCTATCTGCTGTTGGTATTGTGCCCTAGCCTCATCCTTTGCTCCCTCACTTGGTTCTTGACCAGATATAGCCTGCGATGCCTGGTCTACTTGCTGCTGCGCTCTTTCTGCATCAGTCTGACTAGGCTGGCTGTTTTGAATATCCAATCTTTCCCCGTATAGCTGCTGCAGCCTGTCAACTAGATCATTTACTACATTAAACTCAAACAGATCCTCCTTAACCGGTGACATCCATACATATACCTCATCCATAACTGTGAATATACTTCTGCCGGCGACGTAATGATATAAGTAGTCTATGTCTCTTTTATAATAGACGTATTCACCAGTTTTCAGCTGGGCCAAAGGCTTACCTGGCATATCTGAAAGCTGATAGTTGATAAGCGACAATTCCTCATCGATGGGAGCTTTGATATCTCTGATCTCATCTTTTGCCGCCTCTCTTTCCTGTGTGCTCTGGCCTGTTTTTTTAATTATGTCTAGATCATTAGATATATCGTTATATTCTTGCTCTAGGCGAGCCTGATCGTCTCTAAGACCCTGTATTTGCACTACGAAATTATCTATATCCTCCTGTTTTAGAACTACTCCTGTGTTAGGATCTTTATCTCCGACCTTATAACCCTCGTATTGGCTTATTCTATCCGATATCTCGTTTATTTCTTTTCTTTTGGCAAGTAGCCTCTCTTCAATCTCTTGGGTTTCCTGAATCGCAGCATCCGATGCGCCTGCCTCCTGACCTTCTGGTGCAGCATACGGGCGCTGATCTATCCCGTCTATCTGAGCTTGTAGCTCTGCCTGTCTTCTCTCCAGCTCTTGCTTTCTTCCTTCAAGATCCTGTCTCTTAGCGATATTTGGATCAGCACTTGGATCCATTTCGCTATTAAACAACTTATCTATATCCCTCTTGGACACATACAGTAGATTATAAGGATCCTCCATTGTTATGGAACAACTACCCAATTCAGCCGTATCAACTGTTAATGATGTACTTAACTGTGTAAAATTTGTCACCTCGAGAATCCCGCCTGGATAATTTCCGACATTATCACCGTACCAATACATTCTATAGTGATTATATTCTTTACCGACTGGCTCGTATGAGTCTCTCTTTCGCGTTAGCGCGCCATCGTTCTCCTGTCTTACTCCGTACATATATCTAAACTTTGTAAGCATCTCTACTGTTGCTATATCTATACTTTTTTGTATCATAAGGTTAGTCATTGCCTTTTGGAATGTGAGAGTCCATCCAGCTGTAGATGCAAGTGACCTGAAATATTTCTTCCTGAAATATATAGATGCGGATGGAGTCTGCCCAATGACCACTGCCCTATTTCCATGGTCCTCTGGAAGTGTCTGAAGCGGCTGATTGAAGTCATCAATCTCCATTGTCTTGCTGAATGCGTCTACCTCTTCCCAATTCTTAAACTGTCCCTCTTCCACATACTGATCGCCGTCTCTGACACCGGCAACACTCCTAGGCGGTAAAATCCTACGCCACGCTAGCTCACCGGTATTACTATCTGATATAATACTTCGATAGTTAGCAGCAAATCTCTTAGCATCTTCTTCTTTATAACTATCAGCCATTAGTATCCTCTCTTTGGACCAATCATTCCATCTATTATAGTATCACCAGACCCTTCTGTTGTACCACCTGGCGGTGTAGACGGCGATGGCTGTTGTATAATCGATTCAGGTGGCGAGGTTTGAGACGTGGTCGGATCTGTAGATTTTGGTGCCACGTCTGCATTGGTCGCCCCTTGTATAGCATAGATGCTAACTGAACCCGGGGCTTCTGGAACGCCAGAATTGCCAGTGGCAAGTGGACGAGGATTGCGATGCCATGGCATATAATTATTGTCTCTACCAACCGTCTTCCACACGACATACGTTAAAGAATAAGTATACTCACCAGGCGTTGACGCCGCCTCTTGTATGGTAAATGATGTGAAAAAACCATAATACCTCTTACTCCCATACCACAAAACAACCTGAGTGGCTCTTGTGACCAAATCGGTGCGCCTAACTCTACGAAGCTCATCCTCGTCATTCGGGTTTCTACCCGGATTAACTCCAGGAACAGATGAAAGATAGCCTGAACCCTTCCCGATCCCCCTCAACTCGTCCAACCTACTGGGCGGCAATAGTTCTGATTGGTATAGATCATACAGCAGCTCTATTCCTTCTATACCAGAAGACCCAGTAGTGCCGTTAATGGTTACAGATAAAAGATCATCCCCCCAGTACTGCACCATAAAACCACCTTTAGTGCGATTATATGTAATTTTTTTACTAGCCTGTATGGAGACATTCTGCGGGTTGACATACATCTCTATCATTGTTCCATCGTATAGCTCCCACATCATAGGCTGCCTAGACCACTTGGGTCTCGCAGTCTTATTTGCGTACTCCTGATCGACCTCTGCCCTTATCTGCTCCTCGGTTTTAGCCACTATTGGATCTGTCTTAAAAAACTCTTTCCCGGCGAACGGATCTGTAGGTACTGCGTATGGAGAAAGAGATGGCTGCGAGAGAGGTGGAACTGGAGTAAACGAGCTATTGGAAGCAGGTGGATTTAATAAATTTGGGTCGAATGTCAATCCGTATTTATCGGTAGGCATATTAGTCTCCAATGCTACGTAATTTGTTCATCAGCTACTTCAGTAATCGTAGTGGTATTAAAATTGATCACGCAGTTAGCGTTTAACATGGTCCCGTCATCTGCAACAAGCGGAACGGTAATAGAGTGGCTATCACTACGCTTATTAGCCATTGGACCGATTATATATGGGGTGACCATAGGCAACATAGGCACTGCGCCAGATAGTGCCGAAAGTGCATCTCCGGCTATGGCTGTTGCCCTGAATATCTTAGACGCTACTCCGGTGACAGTTTCAGCCGCAGAAGATATTTTAGATCTCATGGACGTGTCGCCTGGGGCACCTCGCTGCGGGCCGAATTCTCCAGCGCTAATCTTCTTAGATATGTTTGCCATAAGACTCTCGTCCTGAGAACTTAATAAAGTTCCCTTTTCCTGGGCCTTTCTAAACGCTTCCACACCCATTGATCTCATAGTCCCTACATACTTACCTATAGAAGTATTCGCAATATTAGTACCTGCTGTAGGATTATATCCACTGCTGAAGAACTTGCTGCCGAGCTTCTTCATCATAGGAATGGACTTTGGGCCTATGAAGTGAAGCGCAGCCATTGTTTCTTGATTAATAGGCAACCCTGTTCTCTTTAATGTTTGCGCATAATCAATGACTGCCGCATTCATAATCCTTTCTTGTACTGCAGGACCTCTATTTGGGTCCATCATAAGCTTTTTATAGGCTCCAACGTCCCTAAAGTCTGCTTCCGATATTCCAAGATCACTAAACATTTCCTTATGCTGTCTAAACATGCCTCTTGCAGTCCCAATCAAAAACTGATACTTGCCGGTGGCAGTAGTTTGTTTGTTCATGGCAGCATAGCTGTTTCTAGATTCTACGTATGCTATGTTAAATTTGAATGCCATTATCTGCTCTGGCGTCATCTTTCCGTCTACAGATGATATCACAGATGGCGCAAGTTCTAAAAGCTTTGGAATCTCCATCCTCTTAGCTTCTTGCGCCTTTTGTGCGGCGGCAGGCACTCCGCCAGTCTTCTTAACCTCATCGGCGGCATCTTTGCCAAAGAAAAACTCCCACGGGGAAAACGTGGTCCTCTCTCCTTCGGTTGCCGTGGAGCCCTGCTGTGCTCTCTTAACTATCATATATTGAGCTGCCCTATCCATGCCGTCTGCAAATTGATTTACGCCAGATAAGAAATCATCAATAATATATCCAAATTTATATTGATCTGCGCCCATGTCTGTCGTAGACATTGACATCCTAGACGTGTTTAACGCTCTCTCCAAAACGCTCATACTCTGGATAACAGCGTCTAAGTACCCACGGACATCGGAGGTATAGCTTCGCCTGTAGTCTATTGTTGGCTCCATACCACGCGCATCCCCTAGCATATTGAGGAATGCCATCGGGCCACCCATGGAACGGATTATATCAGCCTGGTTCCTTGGTATGATCATTTCTCCTTCGTGTAGAGAGCGTATTTCGCCTTCGGTCGTATTCAAAGCTCCTATAAACGCAGGCCTTGGTTGTAATGGCGGCTTTGCGCCTGTTTCTTTTGACGGCGCCTCAGTCTTAGCTTCTCCTCTTAATTTCGCAGCCCTATCCTTCGCCCTCTCTACACCCTCTGAGAATTCTTCTTCGGCTTCCTCACCAGCTAAAAACCCGATGACAGTTTCTCTGCCTGGTCTAATCTGTGTACCCAAGTACGGCAGTGTCTTTGGCTCTTCATACACAACTTGCGAACTTCTAAACTCATTCATTATATCTCTTGCGGCCTGGCTATCAAAAGCCATACGTATCGCCTCTCGCTCTTCGTTTGTCCTAGCACTTTCCATCTTATCTTTTATCTTCTCTCTTAGAGCCTTATCCATAAGCGCAGCCTTTTGGGACCTAGACATCTTTAGAGATGGATCATATAGACCGGCGTATTCCTTTCTGCCTGCAGCTATTTCGTTCTGTATATCTTTTGATATACTAGCTCCTACATTTTTCAGCTGCTCTTGCATCTCGGGGCTAAAGAGCCTGTCCAAACCTTGCTTATATACCGCATTTCTAAGAAACATTTTTCTATCATCTTCCCATTGTTTTTCTAACTCTATCTGCCTCTTCTGTATATCTGCCTTTTTCATCTTTGACACATCGCCTAGATGTTGCTTAATAAATTCCGCCTTTGTACCATGCTGCGCCACGAATAGGGCATTGGCATTTTTTATTCTTTCTGCGCGGTTATCAGGGGCACCGAATAAGAATCGATTGGACCACCCCATTAGCATATCCGTTATCTGCTCTAGGAAATTGGTTTTTTGGTCCTGTATTCTTTTGGCCTCAAGCTCCTCTCCGCCCATAGCCTCCAACGCTTCCTTGGCCTCGTTCCTGCTTACTTTTCCGCCCTCATTTATGGCTTTAAGCACTGCTGCGAATCTCCACCTGGCACCTTCACTGAGACCTGGCGCTAACTGAGAGATTACCTGCTGCTGCGCGTAGAATCTACCATACATCTCTTTTCTTTGCAGCGGCGACATGGTTTTACGTAGCTCCTCCATAGTGATGATTCTATCCGTCTGAGACGCGTTGAGAACACTTGTCGTCACCTCTTGTAATAAGCTCATATGCGTGACCGGCTGCTTTTTAGGATCGTTTATATCTATCATGGTTCTTACTTTTGCTTTGAAATCCATCGCAGCAGCCATGGCATTTCTGGTTCCACCAGGACCTCCCTGACCCCACATGGCACCAGAAAATAGAGCTGCACTTTCAACCGACATTTCCCTAAGACCGGATTCAATAGCCTTAAAGTAGTCTTCTATAAGACCCTGCTGATGGTTTTCCTTTAACATTTTAAACAGTCTATTATACATATCGGCCATGCCCATTATGCGCCTGGCTCCACCAGAAACTTGCGCCTCGGTACCAGTCGCTATGTCTGCTATAAGCGCGTGCGCCTTGGCTATTGAGGATCCAGCTGCTTCAGCTCCATATGCCACAGCTCTCCACGCGTCCAATGTATCTGCAGCCCCTTTGGCTATATCCTCCCCTATTGGCCCTCCTCTGGTAAATGTACTCTCATATGCCTCAGTTACCTTTACTATATCAATCTGGAAGCGAGAACTCAAATTGAAAAGTCCCTCTGTCACAGATCTGCTAATGGTAGATCCCTGAGACAATATCTGTATATTCATATCCCCAGCAGTAACAGCAAACTTTCTATAGGTCTTTAGATAATCATCCCACTCATTCAGTGTTATATGCAGTGATGATCGGAGATTGCTTTCAGCAGTAATACCCTCTTTAACATAATCGTCTAGCTCTTGACCTGCCATACTGGAAGCGGCTGCTGTGAGCATCAGCTCTTTTCGAAGCTTGTTATATTGATCTTGCAGAGCCAATATACCGTCTGCAACAGCACGAACATTTTTAATTGTAGTCCCAAGAGCCCTAAGACCTTTATTCTTGCTTTCGTTTAGAATATTTTCCAGAGATCTAAGAGCGCCTATGTCGCTAAACCTGGTTGTAGCCTTATAGGTCATATCTGCTGACTTAGAAAGGCCAGCTATGATCTGGTTTATATTGCGCTCGAAATCTTTTATTGAGCTTGCATGCGCCTGCTTAGCAGCGTTTACAGCGCTTTGCATCTCGGAAACTGGAATCTGTTCTGCCATATACTATCACCAAGGAATATCGTTAGCTTCACCGGAAGAAATTCCGGTACTTACTACAATCTGACCAACAGATGCTTTGACATTCTCAACTATAACTCTATTAGTTACATTTGGCTTTATAAATACTGGTTGCTTCTGCGGAAGCTTCTGAGGGTCTAGGTCTGTACGCGAAGGAAGTTGTTCAGCTGGACCAGCGCGCACAGGAATCGGTAACTCTGATGGCCTAATAGACTCTAGCTGAGGCGTTCTACGTGGAGGCACTGCGATTGCCATAGGATCATCAGTACGAAGTCGCCTCTGGACAAGCGGATCTATTGACGGCCAAAGATCTTCTGGTCTCCTTTGGATGTCTCTTCGCTGGAATAGTGGAGTCGCTTCGGCAGCAAACACGCTAGGCCTAGCGACATCAGGCGGAGTGACGGGTGCTGCAGCTCCACTGATCATAACTCGCCTAATCAACTCGGCAAACTTATCCAAAGTTGTTTTAGGATAGCTGCGGCCTGCGTCTATCTGCATACCAGCTATTGCGTCCGAAAGTTTTTCGGCCTCAGTCTGTCCTATATTGGTCTGCCTCAACAAGGACTGTACAATGAGTGCGTGAGCCATCGGCTCTGCGCCTGGTCGTCGATCAGTGTGGGCTGGTACGGTTCTCCTCTGAAGCCCATACCTGGGAGTCAGACTGCCATACTGCGATACTACACGTCTAGCGGAGGACAAAGACTGTGCCCCAGACATTATACTACCTACTGCTTCCATCAACTTTCTTGACGATTCGTCAAGCCTATATCCACCTACGCGCTGCGCAGCCCCCATAACGCCGCCGAGAGCCTTGATTCTATACGAGGCTTCTCTAGGCAACCACATCTCTCCGGCATGAAGAGAACTTGTCTCTCCCTCTGTGGCTCCGAATAGCCCGTTAAATTTTTCTCCAACAAATGTACCGGACTTTAGACCGGCAGCTTCTAAATCTCCTTTCATCTTAGCAAGCTGGTAACTGTACCACATATTTAATGTCTTCTTTTTGCCCTCTCTCCACAAATACGCAAAAATATTACTTGCAGGCTGCTCCTCACCAGCTACATTCGCTGGGTCACCTATCCTAAAATCGTCTTTAGCCGCTGGCCCGCCTACATCACCTGGCTTATCGACAACCGCAGCAGTTTCACGTACTGGCGCCTCTCTTATCTCCGGTCTAACATCTGATAGCTGGACATGAACCCTGTCATCTAGCCTAGACCCCTTTTCTTTCAGATAGGGCCTATCGAACCCATATTTTGTCAATAGACCTGACCTGTCCAAGTCCTCTATCACAGCTTTGCTTATATCTAAAGCCGTACCCTTCTCGTGTCGAGATGTACCTGGCTGTGCAGCCCATGGTTTATCGCGGCGTATAGCCTCCTGCTCTGCGTACGTTCTCCAGCCGCTAGTCATAGGTATTTGCTTACGATTTGCATCGTAATATTCCTTTGCCATCGCAGCAAGTCTCTGCTTAAACTCCTCAGTGTATCCCTCTTGGTCTTTCTTCGTCCACCCCCTTATAAGCTTGGCCATATTTTCAAAACTTGTATCTATGCTACCTGCTGGCAATTGCACAACCCTAGCGGCTCCAGCGCCAGCCGCAGCAACTACATCCTGCTTTGTATCTGCACCTTTGTCCATGCCTCTAGCGGAAGGATCAAACAATCCTGATTCGGCGCCACCGGTACGAAGTGCCAACGATAATGCCTCTCTCTTCACATCGCTCCCGCGCCACTTATCATATGTTCCTACTAAACCAGCCTCCATAACATCATAATATTTGGACTGTCCAGCATCCAAGTATCTCTGGCGCACTTGCTCTTGCATTTGCTGAGGCATTTCCTTACCTTCATGTGCGTCCCTATATGCCTTCATCTCTGCATCAAGCCCCTGCTTAGCAACCTCTGCCTGGAATTCTTTTAATCCACCCAAAGCCTTTTCGATATCCTTTGCTTGCTGAGAATCCCCATACATGTATTTAAAATACATTCCTCTTACATACGTCGTAGCTCTATCTAAGAAATTCATCTGCATTTTTTGTACATCCGCGCCACGACTTAAAATGCCTTTCAACTCTTTTTTCGCATTTTCTATTTGACCCCTTCCGGATGCCGGATCGTCTATGACGGCCATGAGACCGGCTATCTTCTCACCTTCATCGTACCCAACCTTAAACTGCTTCATGATCATACCGATCTGGGCATAGTGGTTAGCAGCAAGCCTATCGGCCTCAGATCCTAATTGCCCCCTCATATTCTCCCATGCATCCAGCTTAACGTGGAAAGTCTCCTGTAGTCTAGCCTTAAATTTTTGAACTCCCTGGACTATCTCATTGCCAGTTCCCTGGCCCCTAAATGCCATGAGCAGATCCATTGCATCAGCCAGATCTCCCATTTCACCGCCGCCGGCTGGGGTAGACATCCAAGCCGCCATGCCTATAGACATATCCATAAAACCCTTATTGATCTTCTCTAGAAATTCGCCAGCTAAGCCTTGCTGGCCAGGCCCAAGACCCACCCAAAAGGCTTCAAATCCTTTCTGTAGAGACTCCATTTTTTTATCGTAATTAGTAATGGCCGCTTCCTGGCCAGAAATAGCTTGAAATAATTGCTGTTTAATATAAGGAGCCGACACATTTCCTAATCTTTGAGACATATTTTCTATTTCTTCAAAAGATTTAACTACTCCAGTTAATATTTCTTCTTGTGTCCTGCCTGCTGCAGCCATCTTTGTAGCGGATGCCTCAAACGATCTTAATGTATCATCTAAATCTAAGCCAAGACCCTGGGATATACCAAATACATAATCCAGCGCCTGCCCCTGAGATCTCCATGCTGTTATAGGAGTTTGCAAATCTTTAAGACTAAATGCAGAATTCCTGAGATATTGCTGATATTGGTCAAACTTTTCTTTACTTACGAATAAAGTCGAGTGTAACCTACCAAACTCGGAAAGCTGTTGACCAGTATATCTTTTAATTTCATCTGCCGATAATCCAAACGCCGCACCGGTCTTAAGGCTCTCTACTCTAAGATCTATCATCTTCTGGTGTAGCTTTGCCATCAAATCTATAGCATTTAATGTAACATTTGCTATGGCACCCAACGACGGGCTCATCTTATCTAGAACGCCGACAGCAATGTCCACACCGGGGATTTGCCTAGTAGACGTGACTTTCTCTGTTAAAACATTGAATTTGGAGCCAAAATCTTCTATTGCATCTGCAAGTTTATTGAACTTATCAGTTATTTCGCTATAGTTCTCTGACATCATGCCGCTCGTCTCTGCGGATAATGTCGCAACAGAGGCGACTTCTCGGCCAGTAGCAGTTTCAGACGCTACTGCGGCACCCTCACTAAGCCCTAGCTTTTGCAAGACGGTTTGAATTGCGCCCACTAATAACTCCGATTATAAAGGCGTTACTTTTAATAATGAATCATTAATATAAAAGCCCACCCTAGCGAGTGGGCTTTCCACGGATTACCTTTACAACATCTAGATCTTCATCGGTTAGATGCATGGCGCGGTCTTCACTATGGTGAGCCCCGGTCTGAGTAAACTCTGGGGCCCTACCGAACATGGTCTCAAGGGTATCTTCAAAGCTTGCATCCTGCTTTAGTTTCGAGTCGCCCTTCTCCGCGTCGAGTATCTGTCTGACTCTCTCGCTACCCTCCGAACTTTCTAGAGTTGCCAGATATTCCAGTAGACTCTTATGGTACTTAAGCTCATCATCCTCGTCCTCATAGATTTGAGCTGCGTACCATAAGAGATGCCACCTAGGCATTTGCCTTATCGAATCGTCATCGATTGTTTTGCCCAGAGCTTTACACAGTTTCCACAGGAGCCTCTGGCCAGGCTCCTTTATGAGTTTTTTAGGTCGTCAAAGGATACGTCGTTGAGAGCTTTGGCTGACTTATCTTCAAGCAAATTATAAAGCTCATAAAGCTTATCAACGATTGGGCCATACATACTCTTAACAACCTTGACGCGCTTGGATATTTCGTCAAGATCAGATGGGTCATCCTTGTCTGGCCTATAATACGAATGAAGTGGAAGACCGTTTACTTTCTCCAAAGACCTCGCCAAGATCTCATCCCTAAGACTGGAGAAGTGTACAAACGATGTTGCCGGTAGATGGGCTACCGCTCCGTACGCGTCTTCTCTTTCTGAGATCTTAAGAGTTCTTACCATAAACCTCATGCCTAGAATGGTTACTTCGTGTTTTAAAGCGCCGAACATCAGAAGATCCTCAATCGCGCTCATACCCTTTGGGGGTGGCTGTGGAGGAGGCGCTTCCTGAGACTGCGGCTGAGGCATATGTGCCTGCTGGGCCTGAGGTGCCTGACCGGAAAAATTCTCAATTTCCTGGCGAGTTCCGTGAAGAATTTCGTCTGGGATACCAATAGAAGGAATGGACGTATCTGCCATATCTCTCTCCTTGTTCTTTCTGGGGCCCCTCCCATGAAGGGAGGGGCCCACTTAGACTTTAATTAGCTTTTGTTAAACTGGATTGCGGTTACCGTGACCAGCAACAGTAGTAGTACGCTGAGGCTGGGAAGTATAAGTAACAACAATACGGGGTGGCGGGGCTTCTTCTGGCGTTGCGCCGCCGATGAAATACTCGTCGATAAGATCGGGGAAGTCGAGGGAGCCGATACGAATACCCAGGTTAGCCAGGTTTTCGATCTGGTTCAGGTCGGGGGCCAGACCGCGCTCGTTGTACCCTGCGGTTACTGGTAGCAAGTCCTCAACGTACTGAGCTTCGATTGTGGCGTTTTCTGTGATCTGGTAGTTAGCCGCCTGATACGTAGCTGAGTAGTTGGAGAAGTAGCAATTTCTGTATGACGTTACCTGAACACCTACGTTTGGATTGGCTAGACCATGCGTTCTATCGAACACGTCGATATCGAACGGCAACCTCTGAGCCTGGATGTGAGCAAACCCTCTCCTAAAAGCGGGAGGAAGACGGAGGTTGTCAAATACCAGGCGTGAAACCTGTAGGGTGACTGTCGTGGGAGCATTGGGAACCAGCTCGATAACCCCGTCTGTACCTAATTCCTGAACTCTCGCAACCTGACGAGACTCAGAGGGGTTTAAAGACTGGATGGCCCCGACGGCTTCTCCGTTTACCTTGACCACTAAAAGGGGAGATAAGCCCGTTCTTATCCTACGATCAATAGTACTGCCAGTAGTAGGATAATCAGTTAGGACTGACTGTGGCATTTATTCTCCTCCTTAGTATGAAAAGCTGAAATGCGGAAATGTCCAGCTATAATAAGCGTTATTATTAATAGATCGCCTTAAGCTTGTGGAGCCAACCCTCCAGTATCAGCATCGCTGGCTGGTGGCACCTCATTATACTGTGTAGTAGGAGCTGTAGGCGGGGTATAAATTGGTCCTATAAAACTTGGGTCTCCTGCCTTCGGCGGGCCGGTAGCCGCTGGAACCATACTGGAACTCTGCATCTCTTGCATTGATAGCCCGGTAGGAACCGACGGAGGCCTGGCTGTTGAAACTGCACCAAGCTCAAGTGCTTCATCGTAGCTGTACTCGAGTTTGCCACCGTCTATCCTTAATCTAAGCCCACGCTCATTGTCTCCTGAAGACACTGGATATAGCTCCTGTACGTATTCGCATTCTAGTGTTGCATTTTCTGTAATTAAATATTGCTCTGATCTATAATCGACTGAGTAAGAAGAGAACCAACATCTCCTGTACCAAGTCTGATTTGCGTTAAAGACTACCCCATCGTGTTCTCTATCAAAAATGATAATATCGAATGGCCATCTCTGCGATCTGATGTGTGAGAAACCGCAACCCAATGCATGTGTAAGTCTAAGCCCATCAAATACAATCCTTCTAAGATTAAGAGTGATCATATCTTGGCCCTGAGGGATTATCTCAAATGTCCTAGGGTTTCTAGTTTCTCCTATACGCTTTAGTGTGTTTGTCTCTGTTACGCTTAACGACTGAATGGCACCAACGGTCGCAAGATTACCCTCGCCGTCTGGTATATACGCCATTATCTGCGTAGTTAACCCGGCGCGAATTCTCTTGTCAAGAGTAGTCTGCGTAAAATGGAACGGATCTCTAGGCATTATTCTTTAACGGAGGTACAGGGAGTGGGCCTTTCGGCCCACTCCCCAAGGATTTAATTAAGTGCCAACCTGTACTTCGATGTAGATCCACAGGAGTGGTAGTACTGGGAGAATTTCCACTCTGACATTGTACTGACGAGGCTCAGTCGTATCCTGAGCTACCTGGATATTGTCGAAGTTGTTTAGCAGCTTACGATGCAGTAGGCTCTGGCAGATGCTCTTAGTGGAGGCTAGCATCTGGTGAGGAAGATCTGGAGTCTGAGCCTTGCCGATGAACTGGGCACCAAGACCGTTACGAAGCTCTTGGGCAGTTAGGTCGGCAATGTTGATGGAAGTTGGCTCTTCCTGGAATGCATTGCCAGACTGAATCGTAGACTTGAAGTGTAGTACCTTACCGCCGGCCGCAAGACCATGCACCACCGTGATACCAGCCGCACCGAGTCTATTGGCAATTGTCGGATTGCCGGTAAGAACCGTACGATCGCGCGTGATGGTAAATCCGATCAGGTTCTTCCAGGTCAAAGGCTCAGCGATGTACTGCTGGCCAGAGAGATAACCACCAGCAGCGGCAGCCATATACAAGCCTGGAACTCCAGTGTTAAGTCCGTTCAGATTTACCACGATCTTATCGGGGTAGAAGTAAACCGTACGATAAGACGTACCAAAGTTCTCAGGTACACCGTAGTTGGCAATATCCTCGATGAGCCCTGCGGTGATCTCCCACTGCTCGTCGCCCTGGACACCCTCTAGAACGCCAATGTCTTCAATGGCAACTGGGTTGGCGGAGCCGGCATACAGGTTCTCCGGCCTCAATGCAACCTCTCTACCATCTGGAGCGATCGTGTAGAAAGCACCTGTAAGTAGCTGACGCTCTCTGCGATTTGGTGTGGAGGACATAGACTCTACGTGAGCCCTGAACGTCTGCTGCACTGAAGAATAGTGAGCATCTGGAAGAGGAACAATCCAGTATGCATCTGAAGACTCAAGCGCCCTAGCAGCCTCGCCCCACTCTGGATCGACAAATTCTGCGTCATCACGATCAACGAAGTGAACCTCAAGACCCTCACCATCACGAAGGCCAGCGCGATCAGACAAGATGATCGTATTGTCTGTCCAAATCATGTAGCTCATATCGTCGCGCTGAGTATGCATGTACAACATAGCATCCTCTAGGGTGATGTTGTTGGGATCATTGTTGCCCCCGTTATAGGCGGTCTTAAGGAACTTACCAACAACGGAATCATAGGTGTCTGTACAGGTCTGATGGAACGCCAGCTCGCTGTTCAGATAGTTGTCAATCGGACGTGCATCGATCTCACTGTAGGTTCTAGTATCGGTGCTGGCACCAAAGTCCACGTTGACATCCAAACCACTGCGAAGCCTAAAGAGCGCGCCGCATGGGAATGCAGTGCCATCCTCGTATCCGTCGAAGCGAGTGCCATCTGGGATCGGGAACTGTCCGCCAGTCGAGAATTGATTACGTACCTCATCTGGATAGGCGAATACTGGCAAAGCCTCTGTGTCAGTAGCGCCTACGTAAGGACTAAAGACACCATAGTCGCCAGAGTTAAGAGCTGGATCAAACTCATTAGACCCAGGAGTCTCAGGGGGCCCATCCCACCAAGTGGTACCATCTGGATAGATGTACAGATAATGAGGATCCCTAGAATCCAGGAAGAACGGGTTATTAACCTTGTTTCTGGTTACAGCACCGGCATTGGTCAATGGAGACGGAATAGTGAGGCCGGAAGTATTACAGCTATAGCCGAAGTTCTTAGTGCAAGGAATAGATACAGTGCTCTCCATAACCACTGAACGATGAACCCTATTAAGGAAAACCTGACGAGGAGTTGATGCTCCGCCAGTAGTATAGAAGAAGTTCATCAGATCATTATATGGATTGCCAATCATAGTCATGCGATACGCAGGAGAGTGAATATCTGGATTTACATAATTAGCATCGTCATGACGGTGGATTGTGGTTAGTGCATTTCTGTTATCCCTCGCATGCATGAGACCATGGCTCTTAGCACCCTCGTACTCATCCTCTGGCAACATCGTAAAAGACTGAGTACCATGAGTATGTGCAGTCCAGTAAAGACCGCCGTTGCCAACGAAGTTACCGTCTGTTCTAGAGACGAGTAGAGTGTCTCTCGTAAGAATTGGCTGAGTAGGCTTAGCCTGAACTGCTACTACGGAGCGTGCGCCATTAAGGAAGGCGAGCTGAGCACCCAAGGCTAGCGTATTCTCAGCAGACGGATAACCGTGCTTTTTGTACAACGCCACAGGCTCGAAGAACTCCTCTGGATCGTTGACGTCGCCCTCTGCGATATAAGAGGCAACTAGGCTATCATTCGTCTCCAAAGCACCAGACTTGACCTCGATAGAGAGCGTATCTCCGATCTGGAACGGCTGCTCACCGGAAACCAGTGAGAATGATACCATACCATTGTCATACTTACCGTCGGTATCGATCTGCCACAGATCGCCCTTTCTAAATCCAGTCAGTCTTGCTACATTATAGTCACCGACTACAAACGTGGCCACTATAATAGCGCCGTCTGGGGCGGACTGAGATAGTCTGAAAGACCTACCTACAAACTGGTCATACGGAATCTCAGTTACACCTGCGGTAACTCCGTTAACAGTAACACTTAGCGTCCCACGGATATAGCCCTGGTAATTGTCACCACCAACCACCCATCCAGCTGCAGGCACGATAGTAAACTCGGTGTTTACCACCTCTGCGTTAGCAAAGTAGCCAGCAGTTTCCGTGGCCGCATCGGCGTGGTCAAACGTAAATACGGTCGCGCTGGTTACGCCAGTTACAACGAAAGTACCATTAAAGTTGGTGGTCCCGGAGATCGTAACCCTTCTGCCAACGCTAAGACCATGGCTAGCAGTAGCGGTTACAGTGGCTACATCATCTACAGCTACGATTGTGCTGATAGGAGTACCAGGAGCAGCTACGATCTCAGCCCCAGTAGCGGTCCACGTGGCAACCTTGTCTGAATCACTGGGGATAGGATTGTGCCATACATCGTAGTAGGCAGTAAGCTCATCGAAATCAGAAACGCCGCTCGGAGGAGCAAAGTTAACTACCAACCCAGAGAACTGACCGTCAGAGGTATAAATGGGAACTGAACCCTGACGACCAAGAACGCCACGATCAACCTCGTTGGTTACTAGGCCTGTGCCCTCTGGTCCGCGATACCAAGTACCAGTCCACTTACCAGTCCTCTCATCAAAAGCATAGTTATCAGAGGTCTCGTACAGGGCCTGGCCAGGAGACATCCACACAGCCTCGTTGCCAGTGGTCGTAAGATCGGTTGGAAGAGAATCGAAGATCCTGATGTAAAAGCGCTTTCTGGAAGTGCTAAGTTTGTTAGCACCGTAGATATCCAGGCTGCGATTATAGAAGTTCTGACCAGCAGCATTGGAAGAAACCACTACGTATCCAGAAGGAGAGAATGTACCCGAGCTGAAATCAGGATTCACTGAGGTGTCGATTGTAAGCGTCTGAGCTGTAACGTTGGTGATCTCGTACAAGAAGCCCTTGTTCGGATCGCTTGGAAGTACGAACTCCACATACTGTCCAGCAACTACACCGGCGGCAACAAAGTCTGGCATAGCCGCATCGGTAACAGTGGCGATGGTGGTGAGCGCAGTATGCGTAACAGAGGCGTTCTTGCGCAGATCCAGTACAACCTGCCCCTGAGCATTATACGCAATAGGCTCGCTTCTCATGAAGGAGGTGAGCGGAGGAGCCTGCCTCTGCCCAGAGCCATCATAGTAATACAAACCACCATTCTCTAGCGTGAGACCATTTGCATAAAGATAGTTTCTCTGCTCCTGGAATGTCTCGTACCCAAACACCTGACCAGACCTAGAGCCGACTACCGCAAAGTTGGTAGCTCTCTCGGCGGGCTGATCGAAGGCGGTGATGGTCCAGACCTCTCCGGGAACGTTAGCCGGTACCGTTACATACTCGAAGAAGCCGCCAGTCCCGTGAGTATCTGCTATTGCATATGCTGGAGCGAGTAGAACCTGACCGGTGTTAAAATCGACGGCGTAATCAGTACCCGGCATAAACAGGGGCTCGTCGTCGGTTACTATAGTATCCTTTGAGCGAATTAATTCACCACCATTTTTGTACAGCCTAAACTGATTTTTAACAATTGGGTAATACGTAGTTTGGAAGTTCATTCCGTTGGGAGCTTCAACCCCCAGACCGATTGCTGCATAATTGTAGTTATTTGACTCTGTTGTAACTACGGGCAGTCCGTCCGTACCGTTGCCAGACGCATTCGTCACAAGGAATTCTTCACGACGGCCAAGTCCAATAATAGCCACGCTACGAATTCCGTTGGGATTGCCAGTGCCAGCAAAAGTAAAGACTAGGCGACTAAATGCACCGGGCTGCACGTATCCCAAAATGCCTGGAATCGACGCCATGTGTATTCCTCCTATAAAAAATTACAAAAAGCGCACGAAGCACTCCTGTTCTATTGGATAGAACAATATTAATAGAGGTGGAATACGTAAATTACGTCGTATCTACTTCTTATTTAGGCTCTTTATCTTGACATGCTGCAGCTCGCCAATTAAGCTCCACGCCCTCATGGGTATGAGTGGTGAATAGGCTGCCTCCCTCTGTCCCGTCTCTCTGTTCCGACGAATAAAAGGCAGCCATTGGATGATTGGCAACGCATTGTCTTAAGACAGCGATATCTTGTGGGTGTAGTGCCGCAGCCAGAAGGCTGGACGATACTGATATCGCCTCCACCAGCATTGTAACTGGAATTTCCCTACGCCATTCTGAATATAGATCGACGTTTATGGTGGCATAATAGTAATATCCGTTCTTGAAATCTTCCTCTCTATCCCCTCCAAATGACATTTTTTCTATAAAAATGCCCCTTTCCAAAAGGGTATTCCTAAGTACGTTCATTAGAAGTATAGCAACAATATCTTTTAGGCGCTTTCTGGTTGGGTGGTCTTCAGCTATGATATTGATTGAATAGTTTTGCTTCCAGGATCCTGCAAACAAAACATGTGATGGGACTCTTCTTTGAATTATTCGGCCCTCTCTCACAACATCTTCCACCATATACTTTACGCAACTAAGCTCCTGGTTGAAGGATATCTCGTAGTTTGACCCACCATTATCTGAAATAGTAATTGCCGGAAAGAACCTAGATTGGAATCTATAATCATCGGTTATGATGATTTTTGTAGATGTCTCGCCCCATATAATGCCCTCTCTACCAGCGCTACCGCCATCAACTAAAGATGCAGGGGGTAGCAGCGGGAACCCAAATTCATCCTGCTTATACGTGTAGATATTGTCGTGCATGAACCATTCACGCAGCGACTGTATAAGAATGTCCTTTGAGTCAACTACAAGGGTATTGTAAAGGACATCGTCTCTGATTTCTACCCGTGCCTTATTAGCCATGTCCAACCATTTACGGAGTCATATTGTATTCTGTTACATTCGTGGGGACATCTACAGTTATACTCTTAGTGGCAATCGTATCACCAACGAGTTCGACAACGTATCTACCTGGTACAACGTAGAATTGGAATGTATTGGTGGTTCTGTCCACCTCTGTATGTGTTATTCTACTATTAGATAGACAGTCGTACACATTCACGAATACCGGACAATCAAGAGATCCAACTATAGATCCATATACTCTCACTTTCAATGTCTCCTGCCCTGTTGTGACGGTAGTAATAGTCGTCATCCTAGACCACAGATCTTGTCCCGGCGGTGGATAGCCAATGGCGGCATGAATGGCGTCAAGCTGCTCAAGCATTGTCTGGAAAACACTTGAGTTTGGAATGGCAAGAATGGCATTTTCAATATTGCTAAGCTGTGTAATAATTTGCTGCTGAGTCTCTACTATGCCCTCCAATGTAGGCGTGTATTCTGTAACTGGTATACCATCAACAGTTGTGGCAGTGCCATTGACCACGTTTTCTACTGTTATAAGTCTATCAGATACAACAGCAATATTGGAAGCGTTAGACATTTCTTGATTATAAATCAGCTCTACTTCTCTACTAAGGGCATGGCACTGATCCAGCAGACTGGCCAGAGTATTTTGTATTCTGGCCATTGCTACTGAAAGTGCTTGAGGATCTGTTATTGTAATGCCTGCCATTGTATTATACTCCATTACATCGATATTTTAATCCACATAGCACATCCCCAGACTAACTAACACGGGTTTGCAGCTGGGTGTGACCAGCTATACGACGGGCTAGTTACAGAAGCACCTAAGGAATCTGTTATAACAACGTATATACTACCAGAGAAACTGCCACATAGCGTGGCGAAACCAAAATCAGCTATAGTGCCAAATCTAGTAGTACGCTCAGTGACACCAGTATGTGTCGCCGTCTTAAGCCCACCGGGACTGAACTGATTGTATGCAACAACTGTGAACGGAGGCGTACCGTATGACCACGACACATCCCACCAATAAAAACACTTTTCTCCTAGCGGCAAGCATTCGTCCTCGGAATCAAACAAAATATTATCAAATGTGATACCAGCAACAGTAATGGTCCCGCTAGACGTACAGGATAATACCTTATTGGTGGCACCCTGAGGCGCAGAGTTGATAGTTAGACTCCAATTATAAGTACCTGCTGTATTATATGTGTGGCTCACACTCTGAGAAGTCGAGGATGTGCTGTCGCCAAAATTCCAATTATAAGTCACGGGCGTTACTGTATACACCGGACTAATTATATATGCCCCATTAAACGACACGGAGCCACCTGGCTGAACTGTGGTGGGTCCTACGGTCGGATTGCATGTGAACGAGACCAGACGTACTGTACCTGTAGGCTTAGAACTGCAAGTAGAAGTTCCATTAAATTTCTGATCCATGGTAACAGTCTGTATACCTGTACATCCAGTATAATTGTGGGTCACAGATGCCCCACTTGTAGAACCGCTACCGCATGGGAACAACCAACCGTAAGACCACGTTCCTGTGCATGGCTGGTTACTAGACGTATTAGCTGAATACTGAATAGCGCTAATTGTATCCGTCTCTATCTGGAACCACGTATTATCTAGTGGAGAAATTACTGCAGTCCCCCAAGAACAGCTAGTCACGCAATTGCTAACCTGAAGTGTCTTGGTGCATACCTTGCTGTGCCCAGAAAGTGTAATCGTTAAAGTTACCGTATAGCTTCCAGAGGACGCATAGGTGTGCGACGGATTCTGCTGAGTAGAAGTGCCGCTATCACCGAAGTCCCAGGCATACGTCATACCAGTTGTCGAGCACCCACCAGCAGTGGCATTGCTATAGAATGTCACAGCGCTTCCGGCGACTGGAGAAGTCGGGTTATTGGTAATATTACACGTTAAATCGCAAATCTGGATTGTACCAGATGTTTGACATTTTGGAACTCCGTCATACGATACGGTGACATTCCAGTTATAAGTACCGGCAGCCGCGTATGTGTGAGAGGTAGAAAAACCAGAGCCACTATACCCGTCGCCGAAATTCCAAGTCCACGTTTGAGCACCACTGCAGTTCTGTGACGATACAGTGGCAGAGAATGGAACCACATCCCCAACCCATGCTTGCGCAGGCGGTGTCACTCCTGGCGTTAATATACTTATACTGCAAGTACATCCAGCCGATATTATAACAGTGACGTCCCTGGAGCAAGTCTGTCCGTTGCTTAAACTCCAAGTTAAATTCCAGGTATATGTTCCTGGGGTTGATCCAGCAGTGATAGAGGTGGCCGGCATTGTGGCACTACTACCAACTATAGAGGCCACTCCAGTACGTGTATTTGGCTGAACAGCACCAGGGCACGTCCAATCCCAAGTCGCACTACTAAACGGCCCACAATCAGTACCAGATATAGCAGCGGTTCCTCCAAGGCTAATAGATTGCCCAGCTGTTACTGTGGTGGACGTCGACCCGTTAACAGTTGCCGTACAAGAAGAGAATGAACACGTCCCGGTGGCTGTGATGACAACAGATTTTGTACACGTAACAGATGGATTGCTTGAGGATGACGCCGTTACAGTGGCCGTATATGTCCCTGGAGAAGTATATGTATGCGAAACACTGGCGCCGGCTCCCGTGCCCCCGTCTCCGAATACCCATGAATAAGTAACATCCGGGGAAGAGCAATTAGATGTAACCGCGCCCATAGCGAAGTTTACAGTTAGAGGCGCTGTTCCAGAAGTAACATCTGTGGTTATGGACGAATCGCAAGTAATGTTGCACGCCTCAGAGTAATTAATTGTGTAATCGACATCGCTTGCGATAACGGTTATTGGTGCCCCACCGCCAGCGGGAGTGCCCTGGCAAGACAGCCCAACTCTTCCCACCTTGGTGGCCACAGAAGAGGTTGATGAGTTACTATACGTCACGGTTGGTGTGGCCGTACTATTGTTAGTCACCGAATAGGAATACGGACTTGTCCCAAATTGACCTAGCTTATCAAACTGCCAAGTCCAAGACGTGGGGGTAAAACCATTAGCGACCGCAGTAAGCGGTATTTGCTTACTCCACGGTGCCCCAACCACTGAATATGCCGTGGACGGCGGGTTGATGATTAAGGACGCAGTACAGGTATTAACATTTGCATGCCCAAATGTGACTGTAACATCGTTTGATATCGATACAGAATACAGAGGAAGACCACCGCCATCTGTTTGCGATACTATAGCAGCTTCAGTTACGTCCGAATCTATAGACCCCGATATGTCAACGACTCTGATTCTATAATCGTGAGTAACCTGAGAAGTATCGGAGCAAATAGGATCTAATACATAAAGTGTAAATGGCACAGACTGAGCTGGAGACATTTTCATAGCAATTCTGTTTGTACCACCGTTAAGATTCCTATGCTGAGGATCCAGCAAGCAGATACCGCCAAGATAAGATCCTATCAGATAATGAGTGTCGCACGGACCATACGCCCCCCTGTCCAGTATGTTCGGCAGGCTTGCTGATGTACTGCCGAGTACACTCACTGAGCCAGCGGGCCCCTTAATTCTTTCCACAACAATTGCCAGGCCGTCATCTAAGGGATTAAATGCGCTCACATAAAGCGCTACTCTCCTATAGCAAGTCTCGCCGCCAGGCCAGGTTACATCATCTGTAGCCGACTGGATGTTAACCGTTGGCTTGATGACAGTTACGGAATCTACGTTAACGCAATTAGGAGATGTAGACTTGGTAGCTGTAACAGTGTACAGCTGCTCGATCACATTCGTGGGTGTATAAGGCAATGAGGCCCTTGGCTGTGCGGAAGTCGGAGAATCCAAATAGGTTGATGGAGCCCAAGAATACGATACGCCTGACTGTGCTGGTATACCAAGTCTTGGCTGAGTTTCAATAAGATATAGACCGCCTATCGCCGGCGTGGTGGTGGTGGTTCTAAGAGACTGGAATCTATAATCGTCTCCGGCGTAGTTGTTGGGACCTGCAGCATCAGCAGTCGGGAGGGGATAGAACTGTAACGTAATTGTTGTAGATCCCGT